TTCTAGTTCTGTATATGACTCATCTTTGACTGTACGCACGCGCTTTGGCGCTGCTTTCTTGCGTGGTTTGCGAGCAGCCATTGTTCCTCCCTATGCTCCGTATGCCTTACCTGTTTCGTTTGAAATTCTTACTGCTTCTTGAACCTTCTTCATACTGGTTCCTGCGGGCTGTATACCCTGAGAGCGAGCATCTCTATATGCCTGCAATTCTTTATCCCACTTGCGGGATGAAACCTGTAGGTTTGAATTGGCATCTCCAGTGTTCATAGTCAAGGTGCTGACCTTGCAGCCAAAGCAACCTTCTACAAATTCTGGGTGGGTCTGTTGTTGATGTAGGCTCATGCTGGTGTTATGTACTCTCCGTAGCCTTGTGCTGTTAGCGCATCGGCTGTCTGTTGTGTAATTAAGGTTGTAGTACCACCTGCGTAGTACTCCTCTGCGGTATTAGTCAATATCTGACTTGGGTATCTGTATGAGGAATATACACCGTTTAAACGCAAGACTGAGATTCCACGGGCTATCTTGTAGCGAGCAAAGAGGATGTTATCCCCTGCAGGAGTTTCATCTACCGTAGGGGTAGTGAAGTAATACATTGACATGAATCCTCCTTAATGGACTCACCGCCAAGCAGAGTTTCAAGGCTCTGCCTGACAGTCAATCAACTAGAGAGCAGCGATTGAAGAACCAGTTTCAATGCGATATAGCGCATCCTGACGATAGATGCTCCATCCGAGAACACCGTACCATCCGATTGGGCGGAAACGCATCAACTTATCAGTCACTGGACCGATAACAACATTTGGCTCCTGTGAAACGGCTTCTGCCAACGCTTGCTTTCCGCAAAGGATGGTTGAGAATACGCGAGTTACTGGAGTTACAGTTACAACGGTTGTTGCTGTAACTGCTGCTGTGTTAGCGGTGTCAACAGTGATTGTGGTTGTTGAACCTGATGTTGAAAGTGCAGTAATCTTTGCACCTGAAGCGATACCAGTTCCAGCAATCTTGTCGCCAACTTCTGCGCGAGTAGCGATTACTGAAGAAGAAGCAACACCGAAGGTGAAGCCTGCTGATGTACCAGCAACAGTTACTGCTGTGGTAGCAAGAGCGGTCTGGTCTGCACCTGACTTAGCAGAGTACATGCGTGGGTTTTCAATGTAGAAGGCACCTTCGTATGTTCCGATGGAACCAGCAAACAAGTTGCCGAGTGAAGCATCGGTGTGTAGGTGCGATTCACGCCAGCCAACCGAGCCTGTTTCGGCGCGGAGGTCGTGTGAAACTTCTGGGTGAATACCGACCCAGTAGAGGCTTCCTGCACGAGGAACAGCCTTGTTGGAGCGGAGTTTAGCAACAGCCTTACGAAGGTCTGCAGAATCAATGGTATCTGATGCTGTGATTGTTGCTGTGGATGTGCGTGTTCCACCGTAGATAACATTGGTGCCTTGGACAAGGACATTCTGTGCCACTGTGTCAAGAGAGTCAGCCATGTTGTAAGCGATGATGTCTGCAACTGCAGGGTCAACATCTGAGAGTGAGAACAACTGTAGTTTACGGGTAACAAGTGATGCGTTGCCGTATTCGTTAAGAGTTACGGAAACTGTATCAACATTGTTAAGTGCAACTGCATCTACATCTGTTGTTTCAGATAGCGTAGAAGTCGCTGTTGCCAAGTCGTTGTAGAGTGAGAATACAACGGAGTTGCCTGGCATAGCCTGTTGTACAGGCTTCTTATCCGCAACAGCACGAATCATCGGCTGAGCGCGGAGGGCAAATTCAACATAACGGTCATACGCTGTCTTTACTAGACCAGCGAGCGCCGAGGTGTCGGTATATGCCATGTGGGTTCACCTCCTGGTGATTGGTTGATGTATGGGTTAGTTAATTCAAACCAAGGAGTGCGTCTAAATCCTCTTTAGTTTTGGCTCCAGCAATCTTTGCAAACGCATCTTCATCTACATCTGGCGCAGTGCCAGTTGCAGCGATGTTATTGATTCTTGCTTGTGCCATAACTTCTGGATTCTTTGCTGCAGGCTTTTCCTCAGATGGAGTTTGGATTCCAAATACATCGCCATATTCATTTACCCAGTTAGTGATTGCCTCCTCAGAGGAATCAATATCTTGTGGGATAAATGCTGCAATCTTTGGGTTTAATCCCTTAGCCTGTAGTACATCCTTGACAGTACGCTGACGGGTCTGAGTTTTCAGACCGCTCAACTCCTGTTCTAGTTCTTTTGCACGCTTTTCAAGCGCACGGTTTACTTTGCGGAGTTGTCCGACAACATCTGTAGTAGTGTCGTCATCTTCGTCATCGTATTCGTAATTGGTAGCCATCTACCTATCTCCCTTTGTTTTAGTTGTATTCGCAATCCACAACTTGATTCGGGGAAACCAAATTGGCTATTGCTGCCAGACTTATACACCCCCCTGGGCTGGTCGGTCAGGGTGGGGATTCTTTATATTGCTGTTGGACCTGCAAGCGATGCGCCAGTAACGCCACCGCGTGCGCTGAAGCGGGCTGCCTCACGAGCAGCACGGCGCTCAGAAGCAAGCATCTTGGCTGCATCATCGCCAACAACAGCGCCGATTGCTTCAAGGTCGCTATATGATTGATTCTCAATCTGTGCTAGTCGGCGTTGGCTTTGTGCCAGTTGTCGCGCTCTCTGGAACTCTGTTCTAAGTCCAGCATAGGCTGTTTCACCAACTGCTGGTAGTAGAGTTTCAATGTTGCTGATGCCCATAAGGTCACGAGCAAATCCAGCAGAGGCAGCAGCAGCACCAATTTCAGATGTGCGAACTTGCTTCTTGATAACTGCCATTCCAGCCTTTGGATTAAGCAAGTATGTAATAACACCGCTTTTATCAACCTCTGGATAGAATGACTTAAATGTTTCTAGTACTTCTGGGTTTTCATTAACTCGTGTTGAGGCAAGGTTAACTCGCTCCTCAAACTCACGAGGAGAAACTTCATTGGCTATGTATGTGCCAAGTGCGCTACGGCTACCAAGAATGTTGGTATCTAAACCATAGGCACGCAATGTCTGAAGGTAACCCTTCTCATTGGAGATATAAGTTGCTTCATTAATGGCACGACCTGCATCACGCAAGGCTTTCATGCCAGGAAAACGAAGTTGGTAAGAAGCAGTCTTTGGCAATTCCATCTTAATTTGAGCAACAGTAAAGTCTTGCTTAATCATGTTGTCAACTTCTTCAGCCAAGTCTGCTAGACCAAGTTCACCAAGGGCTGCCTTGAAATCCTGCTGTGCAGTACGGCGGGCTTTGGTTTCAATATCAGTTGCTGTTAGTGTGTTAGAGCCAGTATTAGATGAACCTGTTGATTGGGCTACACCGTTGACATAGGTTACTCCACCAAGGATTCCATTAAAGGCTTTGCCATTGACTAATAGTGGGTCAGAGGCTGTACCAGAACCAGTTGTAGCGCCACCTTGGTTATTGTTGCTATCTACTTGCAATACACCGTTTATGTATCTAGCGCCATTGCGGGTACCAGTAAATGGAACACCATTAAGAGTTAATGGGTCGCTAGTACTTCCTGAGCCTTTATAGACATCTCCACTACCTTGGGCTGGAATAGTAGAAGTTGAGCCATCGCTGTAGGTAATAGTGATGCTTCCATCAGGATTTGTCTTGCGAGAAACTTCAACTTTTCCAGTGCTGGCTGTTTTAACAACATTTGCTCCAGCAGAACTAATACCAGTTTGTTGTGTTTTGCCACCAGTAGAGCGTGCTTCAGCAGATGCTGCCATAGGTGAGTCAACTGGTGTTTTGTATAATTTCCACGAACCAGTTGTTGCTCCGCCAATCCAACTATAATAGTAAACAAACTCACCATCAGCAGCAGGAGCCTCTGGGCGCATTGCTGGATTTTGCATAGGGTTAGCAGCAGCACGAGCAGCAAGTTGTTCAGCCATGCGCTTTTCGCGCTCAGCCTTTAATTCATCAAGGCGCTTTTGTCTTTCTTCAGGTGTCAGTGCCATGGTTACCCCGCGAATCCAAACATCTTAGCCAAGTCAAGTGCCATACCGCTATAGGTTTCCTTTGCATTTCTAGTGTATTGCCATAGTGGGTCTTGCTTGAGAGCCTTAGTAAAGTCTGCAAATGTACGAGCATTACCGCTTGTTTTATCAACAACTTTAGCCATGAGGTCATCCCATGTAATGGCTGCAGAATCAACCTCAAGCAAGTTAGCCATCTGGTTTCTGTAACTTGTAGTTACTTCATAAAGGC